TCTTTTACCTTTTTTTGTATATGCAAAGGTATTTTTAGTTCTTCTGTCGTGGAAGAATTTATCATCACTGTATGGAAAACAACCTAGTGAATGACTTTGACCATCGGTAAGAGTCACAAATTGTAGTTTGTCAATTCCATAGTTGTGTTTGAAATCTGCAATATAGTCTCTGATTACCATCAATGACTCATCAAGTGGTGTACCACCTAAAGAATAGTTGTAGTCTTGACCATAGTCTGCATCAAATCTGTCACCATTATTCTTATTAGAGTAGTAGTATCTTCCACCACACATTGACTCAAGTTGTGCATTCATAACTACTGCACTATCAAAGAAATCTTTTTTGTTCATCTTGTCAGAAAATAATTCAATGAGTTTGAATCCAGACTTAGGTTGGAACTTGAATCTTTCGGATTCATCAACCTCGTTTCTGTAATCTATATTCTTATCTCTATATGCATCAGTAAATGCATAGACTCTGTGAGGAATACCAACTCTTCTACAGAACATTGTAAGAACTATTGTTTGTTCATAAGTCTCTCTGATTACATCGTACATAGACCCAGACCAGTCAACCAACATGATAACACCATGATTTTTACCATCTGGAATTACAGTTGCTCTTTTGAATATATCATCTTTGAGTAAGTACTGGTGAATTCTTGACATATCAATCTCACCAGTTTTTGCAGACATTGACTTCTTGTATGCATCTGCAGCTTTTCTCATATCAAATTCTTTTGCCATGTAGTTGATTATGTTCTTATTGAAGTCAAAGAACTTTTGAGTATACTCTCTAGAGTTTGCAAGAGTATCACAATGTTGTGTATCTTGGGATGCAAATGAACTAGTAATTTCACTCATCACTCTTTTGTAAGGAAGAACTAAATCCTTGAACTTAACTTCTTTAGAATTGAACTCTATGTAAGCAGGTTCTCTTTCCCAATTATCTAAATCTTTGTGAAGTTTGTCTTCGTTGTTTCTGAAATTCTTATCAGTGATAGACTCATTAGGTTTGTCTTCTGCATTACCACTTTGACCACCTTCACCTTCACCACCTTTTAGATTTCTACCTTTTTCCTCTTCACCTTCACCAAGTTCTTCTGATTCGTTCTCACCTTCTGCATCTTCATCGTCAGATTGTTCACCACCTTTTGTACTATCTTCTTCACCCTTTTCCTCAGACTCTTCTTCTGATTCCATGTCACCACCAATTGAATCTTCTGTATCACCTTCTTGTTCTTGTTCATCAAAGTCTTGAGGCATTGTATCACCATCACCTTCTGAGGTTTCTACAGTTTGTGCAGAAGTATCTGTTTGTGGTTGTAAATCTTCTAACTTAGATAACTCATAAAGATAGTCTGCCATCTTGACAACTTTTTCCCAAGTATCCATTTTAGTATCCATCATGGTTACAAGTTTTTGTTCCTCTGGAGAGAACTCAACCATAAGTTTGTGACCAATTTTGAAATAAAGATTAATTCTGTCTATGAATGCAAGTTTGTTTACATCATAGTTTTTGACCCCAAAGAAATCAAGGTCGACATGTAATTCTTTGTATGCATCGTAGAAGATTCTTCTAAGACCAGCATATTTGTTCTTGATATGTTTTTCTATTCTGATATCTTCTAAAACATTAAGATATCCTTTGTAAGTTGCACCTTTTTCACATACTGCATCGTGCCATCCATCAGCTGGAGTAATAAGTGCATGACCAACTTCATGACCCATGAATAAGTCATATAGTTGATTAGACATATCGTCTTTAAGAATAGGACAAACCAGTTTTCTAGTATCTGGTTCGAAGTATGCAGTAGGAACTTTTTTATGTTCTATAACTAAATCCTCAGTTGCAAGTAATCTTGCAAGTGAGTCTTTTCTTGTTCTAAGTATTTCTGTATTCGACCTCATGTAAGTATTATATGAAAAAATGTACCTATAAGTCAATGGCGGTCTCTAGGAGAATCGAACTCCTCTCTCTGCCGTGACAAGGCAGTATTCTCACCGATGAACTAAGAGACCCATCATTAAGTGTGTATTATATAGGAAGATGTACCTATGAGTCAATTTTTTCTATATTAAAATAGTTTGCCCACCATTGTCTAACTGGTTCAGATGATGGTGTAGTATTGGTTGTTGATGGGTCTGGATTAGCAATTAAGTCTCTCCATCCACCTTCTTTATTAGTACCTTGCGTACCATGGGATTGTAGTTCCATTTCTTCTGCTTGAGTTGTATACCATATTGGTGCAGTATACCTATCTTCTCTAGTTCCATCTACATTTGCTGGTTTGACACCATGAAAATGTTTCATACTTTCAAATATTACACATGTTCCTTGTTCTGGTTTTAAAACTGTACCATCTTCAAAATATGTCTCACCACCTTCAAAGTTGTCGTTAAGATACAAGATAGATGCAAAATCTGTAAATGGAACTACATTAATAACATCCTCTTCATTCTCCATAAACTCTAAAGGAGTTCCTTTTCTTGTTTCTATTGGAACTTCATATAATGGTTTTGCCATGACATCAATATGCATTTCTTGACCTTTACCAGATGGCCACCACATAAGTTCTGATTGTTCTGGATATGCTCTTTGACCATAGACTTTCCAGATTTCTGATATTGCTTTGTATTGATATTCTGCAAGGATTCTTTTGACTTCTAAATTACGAATACTGACCATAGGTATCCTACGACCATTGTATTGTTCAGCTGCATCATCGTGTGTAACTAGATTAAAATTAATCTTGTGATACTGTATCAGTTTCTTGCACTGTTCCTTCGTCAGGCAGTTTGGGATTGTTGCGATAATGTTCTCTGGCAATTTGTATAAATTGTTCTCTTGCTCTTGCATATTGCTTTTCTCTTTTCTGTTTCTTTTTCATTGCTCTTTCTAATTTTAATCTAGAAAGATAATCTATAAACAGAACACCTTGTAAGTGGTCATACTCATGTTGAAAACATCTACATGTCATACCACTAAATTCTAATTCTTTTAATTCTCCATGTTCATCTTGCCACCTTGCACGAATCCAACTAGGTCTGGAGATATGTGCAAAAATTCCATCACAGCCTGGAGTAAGACATCCTTCTTCCATTAATACAGTATCTTCTGATACTTCTAGTATCTCTGGGTTTGCAATGAACATAGATTGTTCTTTGTTTGCACCTTTCATTACAAATACTGAACAGTCATACCCAACTTGATTTGCAGATAATCCTACACCACCATTATCAAACATTTCATCTATTAATTCGTTTCTTAATTCAATGGGGTCTTTAAGTGGTTTATCAAAATCAAAAAATTTTGTTTTAGTTCTTAATAGTGGATGGTCTTTATGTAATAGTTTCATGGTGCAATGTGTCTAAAATTGTTGTTTAAATCTATCCATTCATACCAACCAGTGACAACATATTTAGTTTCACTAATTGGTGGATTTCCTCTATGGATATGTGTATAGTGTGCAGGCCACACTAAGAAATCACCCTTTTTTGGTGGATATCTTAATTTTTGATTCAAAAATTCTGTTTCTCCACCCTCTTCAATATCATTAAGATACAACATCCATGCAAGGACTCTTGTAGAATTACTAGGTGATTGTTCACAATGCCACACATGATATCCTTCGCCTGGTTGAGTTTTTTGTATTTTACAATCAATTGCCATTGGTCTATCAAAGCCTGGATACTCTTTCATGTAACATTCTAAGATATCACCATTTATATACTTTAAAAAATCATGAAATTTATCATCACCCATTATTTCATCATCTTTACTTGGTACAGCTGGTTGTATATGATTAAAACAAGTAGAGGTGTCAGCTTTTTGCAGTTTAGTACCATCATCATTTTCTTGTCTTGTACCAACTGCTCTTACTGATTCACAAAACTTATAGTAGTTTATAAAGTCTTCTATGTGTTCTGGTTTAAACCAATTTTGAAAATGACCGATGAAATCAGTATATTCTACTTTTCGTTCTTCCATACTTCACTCCAAACCCTATCAAACTCGTTGGGGTCTTCATAATATTCATTCACATTACTCACTGGTTGTGGTATTTTTCTCGTAACTAATTTATCCATATTAACTTTTTTAGTTGTATCTAATCCTATAGTTTCAATAATAGATTGTGGATTACTAACTAGGTCTTCATATGCAATCCATCCATCTGTAACTGGTATTGAATTGATTATGTATCTTTCTATAGATTCTTTGAAGTCTTCTATGTTTTTTCTTATTACTTCAATCCTACCAACTAAAGTTTTTCTTTTGTTAAGTATATAGTCTGCTGTTGTATCATCAACTGCATGAAAGGATTTAATTCCAGCAACAAATGCTAACTCTAATGATACATACCATGCTTTAATATCTTTTCTATATAATGTAAATACTTTATACCCATACTTTTCTTTAAGTACTTCTGGTTTTACATAATCAGATTCATTCCAAATATTTGCACTAGTAAGTGGAAGCATTTTACCACTTTCAAGTAACCCAAAAAACTCGTCTGAAATTTCTTGAAAGTTACTACCAAATGGATGTTCTATACCATAATTATCTAAACTTACTCCTAGAAATGGTTCTAATGGATTTTTTATTTTTTTAAAATAAGTTGGTAACTCTGTACCATGTAATGCATTTATTATTGCACCAATGTTTGATTCTCCATCTTCTTTTGATAATACTTTTGATTGTATAAGGTTGTTTATTATTAATTGTATTGCTAAGTAAGAGCCTGTTCGGGCATGTGTATTTAATAATATCATTTACTATTCACTATTCTACTAAAGTTTTTTACTTTCTCAAATGTCATAGTGTGTCTGAACTTTTCTGTTAAAACATCACCTTTATGAGATATGATAAAAGTATTAGTATCTCCATCTAATGTCTGTAATATTTTCATAAACTCGTCTGTTCCGCCCTCATCAAGTGAACTATCAAACACTTCATCTAATACTAAAAGATTTGTGTTTACAGAGTTTTTTAATTTTGCAACTGCTCTCCATGTAAACAATAATGCAAGGTCAATTCTCATCTTTTCACCTTCACTAAAGTTTGCATATGAGAATGCATCACGATATCTTGATTTGATAGATTCATTAAATCCTTCATCAAGATTAAATTGAACAAAGAAGTCCATAGATGCAAGATACTTATTAATTAACTTATTCATAATAGGTAAGTACTGTCTTATGATTTTAGTTTTGATACCACTATCCTGTAATAACAAAGCTGCAATATCATAATAAGACCTTTTATCTATGAGACTTTCTTTTTCTGTGTTATGTCCTTTGAGAACCTTTAACTCTTTATTAAGTTTATCAGATTCATCTGTTTGAGATTCAGATTTTAGTTTTTCAATCTCTGCATTTATTTTTGTGATGTATTGATTTGACGCAGATATCTCATTCTGTTTTTGTGCAACTTGTCTGTTGAGAGTGTCGACCTTACTTTGAATCTCTTGTATTTCCTCGATTCGTTTGTTGATATCTCTGACATTCTTCTCAATCTCATTGATTGCTTTATCAATCTCTGATAGTTTTCCCTCTGTTGTTGATATCTTCTCTTGTTTAAAGTCGTCTTCCATATCTCTGTGACAGGTTGGACATTCGTCATTATCCTCATAGAATTTTATCTCCGATTCACCCCTTTTCTTTGCATTTTCTAATTGTGTATGCAAATCAAGAGTCTTGGTTAGTTTTTGTTTTATTGTTTCACTATCCGAAGAATCATTCTGTAGGGACTCAACATCTTCTAATAACAAATTACATTCTTCTTGTAGATTGTCAATGTTCTGTTGAGCTGTTTCAACACTTTCATTAAAATCTTGAATCTTTTGTCTACGATTTTCACCAAGAGATTTGATGTGTTTTTTGTAGGTATCGATTCTATCTTCTGAAAGTCGGATTTCATAATCTAAATCCTTGAGTTCAGTTTTCAATCCATTCATTCTTACTTTGAGTAAGTTATTCATAATAGAAAATATATTGATATCCAAGATATCTTCTATGATACCTCTTCTATCAGTTTGATTCATTTGCATGAATGGTGTGAAAGTTGAACTACCTAAAATAACTACTTGAGTGAAAGTCTTGTAGTTGAGTTTTAGGATTTGTTTCTCAAGTTGTTCTTGATAATCCCTCATGTTTGCATCTTGATTGATAATTCTATCGTTCAAGAATATTTCAAACACATTTGGTTTTGCACCACGAACAACTCGATACTGTTTTGACCCAATTGCAAACTCAACCTCGACAACCATCCCTCTTTGGTTGACCGAGTTGATGAGTGAGTTCTTGGATATCTTACGAAAACCCTTTCCAAATAATCCGAAACATAGTGCATCTAACATTGTAGATTTACCACTACCATTCTCACCTAAGATGAGAGTAGCCTTTCTATTATCTAAAAAGATTTCTGTAAACTGGTTTCCAGTGGAAAGTAAATTTTTCCATTTAACTGATTTAAATTTTATCATGAAGCAACATCTAAGGCCTCTGTGTATAGAGACCTAATAATATTTTGTAGTTTTTCTTTGTCCTGTGATATTTCCATTGACTCTATGTGTTTTGATAATATTGTCAATGTGTCTTCTGCATCTTGAGCCATATCTTCATCTGACATATCTCCTAAGTTACCATGGTCTTCAACAACTTTGAAGTCTATGACATCTGCCTTTCCTAATCTTTCTATGAATAAATCAAACCAATATGGATTCTCTTTGTTGATGACAATAACTTTAGTAAACATACCTTTTAAATGTGAAAAATCCATTGCAAGTATTTCTTCTTGAGTTAGTTTGCTGTCATCGTAAAATATTTTTTCAAACATACGAATAGGATTTACAATCTTTTTCATTTCTCTAGTATCTGTATCAAAGATATGAAATCCTTTTACATCACCATAGTCTGACCAAGTAAATTCCATTTGAGAACCTAGATAGGTAATATTATCCATAGTTGAACCAGTATGAAAGTGACCACTGTATACATGTTCGAATCGTTTAAAAGTTTCTTTTGATGTTCCATGTGAAGAATAATAGCCAGGCATCATGATTGCACCTTCGATTTCTAAATGACCCATTGCAATTTGACCATCGGTAAATTGTAAATGTTCCATAGTATCTTCTAAATTGTTTTTATGTATCCAAGGAATCAAACAAATTTTTAATCCATCATAGTCTTTTGTAATAGTGTCTTTATAGATTGTAATGTTGTCATACTTTAATAACGCATCACATGAGTTTACTTCACTAGTGTATTTATAATATAAATCATGATTACCTAATGTTAAATCCATAGTCATATCATTCTTTATAAGATGTTCTATAAAGTGTTCTTTGTTTCTTTGTAAAGATAGGAAGTTAATGCCAGTTCGTTTATCGAAATAGTCTCCTAAATGGACAATGTGTTTGATATCATTTTCAATACAGTAAGGAAAGAAGACTTCTTCATAAAATCTTCTCATGTATTCGTGAAAATGTATACTATCGTTTCTGACACCCGCATGAGTGTCATTTAATACTGCAAATTTCATATTAGTTTGTCATTAGGTCTATGACCCAAAAATTAAATAGCATAAAACCCATTGCACCAAATTGTATTAGACTTGCAATGATTACAAACATCAATGCTCTGTCACCCCACCATTTACCTTCTGTTTCATGCCATTCCTTAACTTGTTCTGGAGTTGCATTTTCAGGCACCCAACGAATACCTTGTTGTTGTGCAGTTTTTAGGTCTGGTGTTGTGAAGTCTAATTTCATTTGTTTAGGGTCGTCAAGATTAGGTTCTTCTGTTGGTCTTTTCCAAGCGTCTGTCATTTTTTCTTGGTTGAATTAAAATATTTTTCTACACCCACTGGTCTACTATCATCGGTTTTTTTCTTTTTACCTCTGGGTTTATAGTTAGGTTCTTCTAAATTGTTTTGTAAGAAGTCTACATATGAATTATCGTAACCAGTAGTTTCACCATCCATAGTTGCTACTGCATCATCAATAATACCACTATTCATAATTGCTTTATGTTTAATAGCAGCTTGTTTCTTTTCTTTCTGTATTCTTCTCAAGAATGCATAGTATATAATTTGGGTTATATAGGCAAATGCATTTTGTGACTTCTCTGGATTAAAGTTGTTTATGTATTGTAAACAGTTTTCGATTCCATCACAAATCATTTCATCCCTATAAGAATAGTTAATGAAGTTTGGTTTAGTTGATAGTCTCGTTGCAATTTTGTAAATACATTCACCTATGTATTCTGATACTCTAGGTGGTTCTTTACCATCTTTGATTGCTTGTTTTACTGCATAATTGTGTTCTGCTATTGCAGCGGTAAACTCTTTATTATTTACATAATGTTCTGGTTTTGCTTTACTCATATATCTATTATCTCATCATATTGTTATTTGTCAAGTATAAGCTTTTGCCTTGACAGATTTAAAATCACATGTTACCCTAGATATGTACCTTGGAAAGGATGGATATAGCTAATTAATGCAATATCTTTTCATCCTCTTTAGTAATCATATCTAAGTCCATTTCCTCTTCTAAGAATATCTCTTCTTCTGGTGAAAGCATCTTATTTTTCATTTCAGATGCAAACTTTTCGAGTAAATCCTGTCCTGTGGTTAATTCTTGTTTAGGAGACATAACATTTAAACCTATTTCATCTCTAAGATGAATCCAGTCTTTACATGCTTTGTCGTAGAATTGAATAAATTTATCGTCAATTGTTGTCGTGTATACAACCTCATTAGCTGCAATAACAACTCTATTATCTTTTGTAAATGGAACAAGAGGAGACAATTTTATAACTGTTCCCTTTCCTATCATTGATGGTGTAAGTGCAATATTACATGGAAGAGTCATTTCTACTGTTCCATTAGTATCATTAACCACTGTCATTGCAACAATGTCTTCACCATTTCTTAATTTTAGATATCTATATTGACTCAAAACTTTACCTCATGTATTGTATAATTAAATTTCTCTTTACTATAGGTATTTATTCTTTCTTTAAAGTGTCTTAAAGTATAATTATCTCTATTCTTATAACTCAAATCATCTGCAATATCAAAGAGAGTTGCACTAAATTTATCTTTACTCGTTCTTAATACTCTACCTATAGACTGTAATACACGAATCTTGGATTTACTTGGACTTGCAAATATAATATTGTGTAGGTTTTTAATATTTATACCTGTAGAAAAAGTACCATATGATGCAATAATTACACATCCACTTTCTCTTTCCATCAGCTCTCTAACATGTTCTCTGTTTTTAGTATCAGTTCCACCATAGATAAAAAATGATTTGATACCTGCTCTCTGAAATGCATCAAATATCTTCCTACCATGTTTATCTACATACTGAAATAGTATCAATGTATTACCCTTCTTATCCAAGGTTAGGTTTTTTATAAATTGTGTTCGTCTTTCATTGTCTGCAAGAAACTCCATTTCTCTAGGATAATCCATTTGCACAACTTCTTTGGATACTTCTGGTGGATATTTAAGAACTAAACATTGTATATCTAACTCTGCAAGGATACCTTCATCCATAAGTTCTGCACTAGTAGTCACATAATGAGTCGGGCCAAACAATCCCTCTAATACAAGTTTATGTGTTTGAGTATCATCTAAAGTACCAGTTAGACCCCATCGATGTCCTATATCTTTCATCTTTTCTATGATACCTGTAAGAGTTTTTGCTTTAAATAAATGTGCTTCATCACCAAATACTGCACCAAACTGGTCGTAAAAAGATTTTGGCATTGTAGATAATGTTTGCCATGTAGTCACCACTATGTCTGTCGTTCCCTTTTTATCACCACCATACATCTTATCAATAGGTTTATCGTATCCATAGTCTGCAAAGTCTTTTGACATTTGTTCTACTAATGATGTGGTAGGAACAACAACTAAAACTTTTTTCTTATGCATAGATATAAAATGTCTTGCAATACAATATATGATTGCAGATTTACCACTTGCAGTTGGAGATACTAATAATTGTCTTCTAAATTTTATACCACGAGATATTGCTTCTACTTGATAATTTCTTAATGCAAATCCCATATTTAAGTTATCGGTAAAGTCTGGAACTTCTAAATCAGTTTCCCATTGATATCCACTTATGGTATATTCTCTATCTTTTGCAAATTGTTCTACTGCATAATATAATCCAGTATAAATTTTACCAGTTGTTTGTGCAAACAATCTTATATTACCATCCCAATATTTGTTGCGTACAGAAGGCATAAACTTTGCGCCTGGAACTGGGAAAGTAAAATAGTCTGATAATTCTCTTTTGATAGATTCTTCTGCATCTATCTTTATGTGAGTATTATCGACTTTGGTTATCTGAATGTCGGGCCTGCTATCCATCCTACTAATGATTGTCTTAATCCTCTGAGTACTGGGGTTACTTGGTGATATACAAAAGATGGAAATATAATTATACTTCCCTGTTCTCTTGCATTTTGTTGAGCTCTAAATTTAATATTGTCTGGTGTCATAGATTGTGGATTTTGCATAAATGGGTCTGTCCATTCAAAATGTCCACCTTCGTATTCATCTGGATGTGTAAGATTTACACTATACGAAAGTTTTCTATAGGTATTTAATCGTTCATCTTTATTTGGGTCATTTTTACAGTCTTCTTCATTATATGGTTCGAAGTGTCCATCACAATGCCAACTATAAAATTCTGGTGCATCTGGGTCATATTTATATGAAGTAAATTGATATGTTTCATGGTAAGATAAATCAAATTTAAAGTAGTCTTCATTTACCTTCCTTACATGTGGAGTAATATGGTCAAATATTGTAAGTCCATCTTGTAGTTTTGCTTCTCTATCTAACCATGCAACACCAGATTTACGAGTCCCATGGTCTTCTATTCCATCGTTACTTCCACCTATTTGGCCATATTCATTGTAAGAGTTTTGTCCTATTTCTATAATTTCTTCACATATATTTGGTGGGATTGCTCTGGATAGAGTTACACAATGTTCTGGAATAAAAGATGGCATAATATATTAACCTGCTGGGTTAGTAAACTTCAACCAATCGATTGCATTCTTTATTGATTGATGTCTCCATGTAATAATATTTAGTATCTCTTTTAAAGCATCAACACATTCAGTTAAATATTCTACCTTTAGTTTAAGGTCTGATAAATCTTTGTCTGCATTGAAATAGTAATTGAAGTCTTGTTTGATAACTCTATGACCATCGAATGGGTCATATGACCAACCTAGTTCATCTATCTCTTCTTTAGATAATTTATCTGTATACCATAACCATTTCGTTTTAAGTAATGTATTGTATTTAACCTCATAAGACTTAAGAGATAATCTTTTTTCGTTTAAGAGTTCTAGGTATTTTGCATGTAAAGAAGGTGTATTTAAGGATGCTTTATCCAAATCAATCTGGTCGATTACAGAATCAACCTTCCACATACTTTGTATTTCTTCTAATGTCATACTATAATTATACCACTAAACTGGTATTTGTCCACTATTTTATGATGAGGATGCTATTTCAAATGTAGTAAATTGGAAAGATGCACTGCATGTTACATAGGTAATTCCACCAGCAACAGTAGTATCCATTGTAATCTCACCTAACGATGTAGGAAATGCACCTTGTATTCTAACATATCTGTTAGGATTATTTGCAGCTGTTGTAATTACAATAGTCATATCTGAGTATAATGCATCATAATCACCAGAACCATCATATGGTTGTTCTGCTCTTCGATTTGCACCTACTAGACTTCTAAATTTTTCTGGGTCTGTAGAACTAGTAATCTGAGACATCCATGTATATAATTCAGTCCAGTTTTCCATGTTTTCATCAACAATAAAGTTTACAGTTAATTCACCAAGATTTATTTTATCGCCTGGAACTAAAACATTTCTACCTAGGTTAGTAGGTTGTTGAATTTCTGCAACAGTTACAGATGGAACATTAACACCAGTTGCAAAGTATTTTGTATTAGGTAATTTCTTAACTAATAATTCGAATTGAGTTGGTGCAAGATAGGATAGATTATCTGGAAGATTACCCGCCCATGTTGCAGTTGAGATTTGTCTTGTAGTCATATATGTATTTATATCAAAAAGAAAGGGAGTTTTTCAACTCCCTTCCTAAAATCACTTAAGCAGCGACATTGCCAGTAATTCCACGATAAGTAACTTCTTTACTTTTCTTGGATTTTCTTGCTTTGCTCTTAAGAGTTTTTGCATCGTATTTGATACCTCTGTAGCAATACATAATAGCCTCCAGTTTTCATTTCGATTTCGTACATACAACTTTCGTTGCACACCCTTCTCCATGCGTTCCTTCGGTAAGATGTCGGTCTCTGTTCCCACTTGGGTACTTAGCTTGCCTTTCTTCTATTGCAGAAGAAAGAGGTTTTCTTGTCTTCCTACTTCCGACTCCATGATGATGGAGTTGAACGAGTTGATACTTTTCAGTATCATTAATATTTATAGCTTAAAAAAGTCCAACTTTTTGGCGATTTTTGTTGACAGGCGGGTGCATTTTTTTGTATAATACTCTTGTAATTAAGAATTACCAAGTACTTGAGGATTCGGACTTGTAAAAATTAGAGAAAATCCTACTTGATTAAGGTTTAGTCCAGATGACACTGAAAAGGTTCTTAATCATTAGAAACAGTTCACGAAGTTCAAAAGTCTTGAGAGGTCACAGGTTCGAATCCTGTCTGTTACCGAGGGTGCAGTGGAGAAGTGGTGTGTATCTCTTGAAATGTCAATTGGATAGGAAACTTGCGAGGAGTACTATTTGAGACAGAGCATAAGACTTATCGTAAATCGTAGAGTCATGTGAGTAAGCATGTGGTGAGAATGTCCCTAGTGACAATCAATATAACCAGTAACTACTTCACTACCTTGATTCAACCATTACACAACTTTGTCCATCCTCTAGTTAAAGAGTGAGGATTGTAAGATATCTTACCACTAAGGGACATTGTAAAAGAGAACGAGTACCATATGGATGCTAGATTCGTTGACCTTGTTAATCTGACAAGGTAGAGTTTACGCACATTGAAAGTTCGGTGGGTTGATACTGTATCAATACTGGGAGACATAACAAACGAAAGTATTTAACGCGAAAAAAGGGGACTAGACATGGTTAACTAACGAGGGCATCTGGTGGTAAAAAATCAGATTTTATTGAATTCCTGTTGGGGTCAGTGATGACTTTCCTAACTTTAGTAGTGGTGATATATGAGTACAAGATAGAAGCGTGTTGACTGTTTGTTGTAAAAACAAGAGATGAGACTCAAGCGTGCAACAGACAGATAGTCGGAGACCTATACAGAATCCGAGCGTAGAAAGAACTCTTGAGTCAGAATATGATGGTAAGTGTATGGATGTGAGTTGAAAACAATTGGTGTCTGGTACTTGTTAGATTCTTGGAGAATAAGAGGGTATAGTCGTCTAACAGTTAGTAGGGAATACGAAATCTCGCTCAAGGTGGTGATGAAACAGTGGTTGCAAACACCGAGTAGTCATTAATGAACTTCACCTTTTTAAGTCAAATAGTTTCAAGGGTCGTTCCCTTGCCTGAAACGATGGAGACAAGAACTTATTCACGATAGGTGAGTTAAAATTATTTGATTAGAGATTTGATTCGACAACAATGAAGATTGCTTGATGCAGACAAGTCTCGAAACCCACCTTTATGGTGGGTTTTTTTTAGCATAAAAAAAGGGACTCCGAAGAGTCCCTTTTAGAAAAGTCTACGACTTTTAAAAAACCTTATAGAATATTTTCTATTTCGATTTTTCTGTAGTAGAAGTTTGAACCAGCAGACGCTAAACCATCACTTGGAGCACTACCTACGAAAGGATTAGAAATCATTCCATATCTAGTTTTGAATCCAATTTTTGGTTGGAAGCTGTTCTCACCAACTGCACGAACCATTTGTAATGGAACATATGGGCAGTAGAAGACACCAGCGTCGTATGGGTTTGAACCTCTGTAACCAACAGTCATGTAACCTTCGTTGTTGTGACCACTTACTGGGTCAAGAGTGTAATATGGGTCAATGTACACTTTGTACTTACCATTTAGAACACCAACAAAAGTGTTACCAGCATCATCAACATTTAACTCAGTGTTAAGTGCTGGTGCATAGTCTAATACACCCGCCATTGATAATGCAGAAGCTACATCAGATGAACAAAGGATAAAGTTACCTTTACCTCTTCTTGATTCTCTTGCGATTACATTAGCATCTCTTTCAACTTGGAAGAGTAAACCTTTGAACTTCTCAACTGACCATCTACCAGATGAATCAACATCTAAGTCGAATCTACCAGCATTAGCAACACCAGTTTGAGCACCATTTTTTGCTTGGATGTTAACAGTTCTTACAACTTCTCTGTTAATCTCTGCAAGTATTTCAGCAGATAAGATGTTTGCAAGTTCTGTTTCTGCATCTAAACCATGAATTGCTTTAAGGTCTTGTGCAAGTTCTATTGTGTATTCAGCTTTAAGAGCTCTTGACTTAGCAGTAACAGTTGCTTTCTCGATTGTGAAAGCCATTGATGCAAATGGGTTACTCGCAGAGTCACCTTTTGCTTCTGCAGCTGCTGTAGTCATACCAGTACCAGTTGCATAAGTAGCTGCATCCCCAAATGGGTCTGTACCTGCTTGTGTTCCTGCTCCAGCAAAGTCTGAATCAGCTTCGTCAAACAATGCTTCAGTCATAGCTAATCTTGAAGTATTGTCGTTATATCTAGCCTTCATACAGAATACTAATCCTGTTGGGCCAGTCATTGGTTGCACACCACAGATGTCGTATGCAATTAGGTTTGGAAGAGACCTACGAACTAAAGAAATTAGAATAGGATTCCAGTTGTCAACACCTGTTCCACCAACAGCACCACCGGCGTTGTTGATAGGTGCATCCTCTGAAAGGATTCCATTCTCTTCATTAAAGGCTCTTTCTTGGTTCTCTAGAACCACAGAAGTTACAGCTTTTTTGTAAGGGTCACTGATTTCTGGTAAATCTGGATGACTCAATACTGGCTGCCACTTCTCTTGTAAGTTTTCTGACATAAACATTTTATGTTTCCCCTTATTTAAAAAGTGTTAATAATAAATTGACCTTACTTGTATAAGTTAGGGTCAACTTTTCCTATTGCGGCAGAATATGCAGCCATACTTGGGTCAAGGATTTTATCCTCAGTCGAAGTATTTTCATCGCTATCACTAACCACTTCTTCATCTAACTGTAATTTCGATTTCTCTCCACTAAAGTAAGACTCCTTAATTGTTTTGACATTAGACTCAAAATCTTCATCTTGGTCTATGTCTTCAATCAATTTTGTAAGTTTCTCAACTTCACTTGTAGTCAAGTCACTTGAAACTTCTGAAACCACTTTGTTTCGTACAAGTTCATCTCTTTCAGATGTTAAGTCGATGTTTTTAGAAACTTCTTCATTTAGTTTAGCTTCTACTTCTTCGATTTTACTTGCAAGTTCGTCAACAACATCTAATTTGTCATCTGGAACTTCAACATAATGGTCTTCGAATAGTGCTTTAAGTCCTTGTATAAAGTTTTCTGTTAACTCAGACTTAAGTCCTCTTTCGATTGCAAGTTCGTTATCTTTAACCCACTCTTCTGCAACATAACCTAAGAAAGAGTCAACTTTGTTAACTAAATCTTCTTTTATTTCGTTAGATGCTTCAACAATCTCGTCTCTCTTTTGAGATTCAAGTTCTTCTTTGATTTCACTAACTTTTGCAGATACAGCAGCTTCAAATACTACTTTTGCTTTGTTTTTGAATTCTTCTGAAAGGTCTTCACCACCGACTAATGCATCGATATCGTCTGACATATCGAAAGATTCTTTCTTAGACTCTTCTTTTTCGTCTTCGTCATCATCTTCGTCTTCGTCATCACCATGAGAAGCTTCTTTTTTAGTAGCTTCATCCATATCTTCTTCATCGTCTTCATCTTCGTCATCTTCTTTAGATGCTTCTAAGATTGCAGTTAAAGATTCTTTCACAACTTCTTCGTCCTCTGATTTGAAATGTTCAGCAATTTTCTTAAGAAGGTCTGCTTTTGTAGACTCTGATTTTTCATCTTCGTCTTCATCTTCGTCTTCTTCGTCATCTTTCTTCATCATTTCATTGACTAAGGACTGGATGTCATCCTTATCAAGACCTTTAAGTTCTTCAATGATTTTTCTTAATGCTTCCATCTTAGTCATATCTTCGACTACGATTTCTTCTTCATTCTCAGTCTCATTATACTGCATAGAAGCTGCATTTAGTTTCTGAGGTGCATCTTTCTTATCATTGTCACCTTTTCTCTTTTTACTAGGTTTAGTAGAATCTGATGCTTTATCAACAGATGCTAGAGATTTAGGCACTGGGTCTTTATCTGGAGTAACGACACCTTTATTAGCAACTGGTGCAGATGCCTCAGTCACTTCGTCTTGATTTTTAATATCTTCTGACATGTGTATTTCCCCTGTAAATTACTATAATTACAAATTAAGAACGAAATATTGTTCTTTACAATGTATTTATAACTTTTATAACTTTGAAAAGAAGTTTTTCATGATTTCTAACTTCTTTTCTTCCAAATGGCGTTGTTTGGTTTGTCGAATCTGGTCTTTCCATGACTCAATCTCTACGGCTCTAAACACTCCGCTTTCTTTTATCCATTCAACACCTTCCATAATACCATCCACAAAAGCGTCTGGTGCAGAAGGGTCTGCCACGATGTCAGCTGCAGTTGCAAGCATGAAGTCGTCTTGGACATATTGTGCATCATTTTTTTGGGATACTGACCCCATACCCCTACTGGAAACGCCTAGTTTTGCACCATCATTCAATAGTCCTTTAACTATATTACCCATCGGAGTATTCATTATTTTTGCCTTACCGACAAAATTATCACCATCTTTCTCTAAAGAAGTAATCAAATGACTAACTCTTTCAAGATTAATGGTAGGGCCTTCTGGATGTCCCAGTTCCCCATATGCACGATTTTTCTTAATGAATTCTTTATTATATCGGTTTACCTCTTTCTCCATGATATTCATAGGGTAAACACGACCATTTCTGTTCTTTAAATTTGTTTGGAGAAAGACTCCTTCAATGAAGGTATCTTTACCCCCACTTGCATTTTTTTCTGTTATTAAATTAACTTCTTCTGATTGTTGTTCTGAAATTAAAAACATTTCTTTCTCCTTATTCTATCGTTGCAATTTTCTTTGCAACATCATCATAGGTTTGATTGCCTTTTAAACCATTTGCAAATCCAAATGAGTCTTCTATAGATGATTCTGGTTCTGTTAAAACATCTTCTATAAAAGATTCAAAATCTTCACCTAATAACGAAATTAATTGTTTTGCATTTTTCCTTGCCTCTTTTTCATTTTTGTATTGAGCAAGTTCTTGTCCATCTACATAAACTTTAAATTTATTAGATTTTTTTGCAATAACAACTGGTACTTTCTTTCCTTTTGCACCCTTTTCCATGTAGGAATCAATCTCCTGTTCCCCACGAGGTAATTTAAATTTTCTTATCTCTTTGACAAGTTCTTTAAATTTCTTCATTTGCTTGAGTTTCCTGTTTGTTCAACCAATCAAGTTGTACATCCAACCTTTTACTCTCAATAGCATCTCTTTGTTTGTCAACCATAGCAGCTGCAAACGCATCAGAAGCTGCAACATTATCTCCAGATTCTACTGAATCTATAATTTTTTTGATATCTGTCTTTGCCATAATTTATTTCCTCTTACATGTCAAAGGAGTCCTCTCCTTCCCCATCTTCGTTTTCTTTTTCGTTTTCGATTTGTCCATCAATCATTTCTATCTCTTCTTCGGATTGTCTAAGAACATTCTTTCTAACCCATTGTTGAGAGAAATATTTACCTACAAATTCATCCAACTCCCTAAGTGTAGCGACTCTTTCTCTTTGAATCTCTGCATCTTTAAGTTCTACAAAATGAGAATCTTTTTGATAATCGAACCTAATGTTTTCTTTCTCGTATTCCCATTCTTCAATTGGTAAAACTCCTTTGAGTGCCAATTGAGCTCGTAATATATCCATGAACATACTACTAAACTTATTTCTAAGTCTATCTACAAAACGAGAAAACTTAACCTCGTCTCTTGATATCTCAGTTGTCCTACCTAAAGAGAATCCACTTTCAGATTCTAACCTAGAGATAGGCACATTTAAACTTCGGAACAGTTTTCTTTGGAAGTATATAATATCTTCGATTTCACCTAGGTTTTGTCCGCCTGGTAAGGTGGTTATCTCTGTTCCTCGACCACCTTCTCTTCTTGGTAACCAGAAATCTTCCAACATACTCATATGTTTTCTATCATCTCTGATTTCACCTGTATCTGCATTATAGACCAGTTTGTTTTTGTATCTAGTCATAGTATCTGCAAGATACTGTTCTGCTTTTGCCTTCGGAAGGTTACCTACATCAATATAGAATATCCTTCTTTCTGGAGCTCTTGATATCCTATAGATAACAAGTGCATCTTCCATCATTCTTAATTGGTTAGCTGCTTTCAATCCTTTGTGCATGTAACCAATTACATGTCGTCTATTTGCATCCATCATTCCAGATGTAGTATAGACGATTGCATCTGGAGATATCTTCAAGGTTTGAGAACCTACACCAGCAACATAGGTTTTTTCAAACCCACCTTGGTTATAGGTATAGTATTCATCAACCTTGTCGATAACTTCGATACCTTGTGCATTTTTCTTTTTCTGCACTTCCCTAATCTTTTTAATTTGAATAGGGTCTATCATTCTGACCCCAACAATACCTTTTTTAGGATTCTTTGGGTCAACTAGTAAATGAAAGTACATCCTTCCATCTACATACCACTTACGAAATACATCGTTTGCAGTTTGATTGAATCTAAGAAGTCTTAAAACTTCTACAAATTCTTCTCTTATTTTGGATTTAATTGAATCTGAAAACTTAGTACCATCCAAGTTGATTCCAACTGGACTGTCTAAATCATTAGAAGATATAGCTTCTTGAACGATATCGTCAATTGCCATATCTACTTCTGGAATGAGAGACATTTGTCTGTATCGAACAATTAAGTCCTGTTCAGATTTTACACCACCTTCCATGTCAACGAATTGACCAGAAGATAATCCCCCACCTACTGCATAACCACCCTGTCCTATCTCTAGAACTTGAGCTCCATCGTCATTAATAGGTGCAACGAAGGATGGTGCGTTATCCTCGTCGCTCTTCCTCTTTATTTCAAATCCAAATATTTCCATAATATATATTTATAACACTTGAGAAGAACTCTATTAAAGAGTTCTTTCCCAGTGTGAATAACTGAATGTTACATCAAAAGTCTGTATCTCATCCTGTGTATCGAAACTTAAATCGATTTGGTTTAGAGTGCTAGGATACATATTATACAACTCGTAAGTTGCAAGTATACTGTCATCTCTGTTTAATTGAGATATAGTTGCTCTTGAAACTAGATAGTCTAGGTCTGTCGCACCGACACCACTATCTAATTCTTGAATGCTTTCCATCCATGCTTCTACTGCTGTTCTTGTAGTAAAGTTTACATCATTAATGATGCTTACTGTCCAGTCTTCAAATGTTCTATCCCCTGCTACTTTCAGTTTATGTCCTCTAAAAGGAACTTCAATAGCTGGTAAGGTTGAGCCAGGAATCGCTGCACTTTTGCACATAAATTCTATATTCTCTCCCATTCTAGGAATATACACAGAAAATCTGTTACCACGAACACCACCAGCAATTAACTGGGCTTTAAATTCGTCTATAGTTGCCATGTCTTACTCCTTAGTTACCATATTGGGTATTAGTTGCACCATATACTTCTTCAAACTCTACACCAGACCTAGCTGCAACGAAGTTTAGTGTAATGAAGTTGATGCTTCTATTAGGTTTAACAAAAATTGAAGCTTGGAATTGATTTGCGTCCACAACTGATTGTGGGTTATTTGTGTCATCACAAACAACTTGGAAATCAACGATTCCTCGTCTTCCCTTAACTTGTCTTAAGAAAGGTTCGATAGTTGCTCTAAATTGAGCTCTTGTAAATGCATCGTTAAATTCAAACAATTGGAATTTAGCTGCAGTTGCAATTGCTTTCTCCATAACTATGAACAATCTTCTAACATTAATTCTATCAAATGCACTTGCACTTGAAAGTAAAGTTTTATCTCCAAACAATACAGTCCCTTGGCCAGGGAAAGTTACTATTGGATTAACTCTCTTCTTATATAGTGCATCTCTCTCAGCTTGATTTGGATTGAAAGACAACTTAGTAATACCTAATATTTGTCCTCTATTAAATCCTGCTGGTGAGAACCATGCATCTCTTTCTTGGTCAGACCTTGCCATTACACCTGCTGTGTGTCCACATGCTGGTACATAACAGTAGTTATCAGTATACTTATCATATTGATAACACCATGCACTGTCCATTACTGCATAAGAACTTGAAGATAAAGTATCTGCAAGTGCTATTATTGAGGTGGACTCTGAACCATCATTGTTAACACAATCTTGTTTTCTTGGTGAAATGATTGCCATACAGTCTTTTCTTGCATTTGCAATTGAGATTAAGTTATTTGCTTGAGTTGTTGCTTCTGCTAATGTTGTTACATCGTTACCAGAACCATCGTCTCCATTTAGAGGCCCAGATATTAAGAAATCAACATCTTGGGTTTCTGCATCACCGAGATAAGTCTCGATTCCAGATTTCTTCTGACCAGAAGTTAAGCAATTGCCATCTGTACCATTTGTAAATGATTGTGTGATTGGTAATGTGTGTGTATCAAATATTGCACCCGCTGAAGCGAATGTATTACCAGATTCACTTAAATTTGAATTGTGGTTGGAGAAGAAGATGTAGTTTGAATTATATCTTAGTTTATCTACAAAGTAGTTAGAACTTCCTTCTGAGTCTTTTGCATCAGATGCCATAGATACACCTTCGTATATCTCAAGAATTTCTCCTACTATACCTGTAATTAAACCATCCTCATCAATAACAGCAATATGTATTTCATCTAAAGATGAACTGTTTGCAAGAGCAT